ATGTATTGATAAATGTATCAACTTCCAAGATTGTGTCTTCAGCTAATTGTTTAGCTCTTGTTTCTTTAATTGTATTATCAGAAGCTGATAACATGTTTACAAATTTACTCATAGTTTATTATTTTAATTATTAATTAATCAGGATGCAAATATAATATCTTTTTTTTAATTACGCAACTTTTTTTAAACTTTTTTTGATTTTAGTTGAGATAAGGGGTTTCGAACCCCGTGTTTCCACCCGTCTAGGTGGCGTTCTAACCAATTAAACTATATCCCAATTTGTCGATGTTAAGGGACTCGAACCCATGAGCGGATGCCTCCTATTGTGTTACCTATTATTTAACGTGGACTCGAACCACACAGCCACCAAGACCAAATCCGAATCGAACGGAATACTCGCCAACAACACCGTTGTGGAGGATACAGGACTCGAACCTGTGGCCATGGGGTTATCCCCACATCTATTTATCAGGCTAATTCATTGTACTTCTGAATCTCAAACACCCTATCTTCAATGGTAACTATAGTTACTACTCTACCAACTGAGCTAATCCCCCAAATAAGATTTTTGTAATTACCTGGAATCTTGTAACCAGTTATGTGGAGCTAGGGGTGTATGATACCCCATCTCCGCATTGCAAGTGCGGTGTGTTAGCCAGTTGTCACCATAGCCCCAAATTAAGCTAAATAAATAAGTCTTCGTCTCTCCTAGCTGGCCCACTTGAAGATTTAATCTTCGTGCCCGACTCGAACGGGAATGCTAGCGACTCAATCCAGCTTGCCCATAAATGGGTACTTATTTAACTTAGCGGTCCCACGGGTAATCGAAACCCGAACTCTGCCGTGACAGGGCAGCATTATTGCCGTTTAACTACAGGACCAAAGTTACTTTTTCTTTCTCAGCTATTCAGCGTCTAGGAAATATAAAAGTATAAAACCCTACATCGTATTGGGTATGGGACTCGAACCCATATCAACCGCTCACTGCGGCCATCCTGACCATTAGACGAACCCAAAAAACCAACTTTATCTGACTGCAATCATCAATCATTGGCTCTCTTGCAAGTATTGCAGTACTTGCTTGATAGTCACCCATACGGTAGTCGAAACCGTGTTTTTAGGTTGAAAACCTAACGTCCTAACCACTAGACGAATGGGCGTGTTAAATGTACTAATTCCTTATAGGTGACTAGATTTATCCTTTCGGACTAGATGGGTAGCCTAGCGACTTATCGACACAATTATCGATGTCCTTTTTCTAATACTTCATATCACGTTTACCTTCAATACATTTTGTGGTACCAGTGGGACTCGAACCCACGACACCTAGAGCTTCAATCTAGTGCTACTACCAACTGAGCTACAGTACCATTATTGTTTTACAAAGATATGAATAATTTTTTAATTATCCAAATTTTTTATATTTTTTTTTAATTTAATATTTCAAAGAACGTGAAACCGATGTTTCTGTTATTGTTATAAACAAAAAAAGCTCTGATTTTTAGGTCAGAGCTTTTATCAATTATGTTAAACGATTACGTTAACTTATGACAATAGTTGACCTTCCCAAGCTTTCATCCGCCTCGGCTGCAAAAAATGCAAAATCAAATATGTTAGTTAATGTTCTCATTGTGTTTTTTATTCGTGTTCTAATTAAATATATGCAAATATACTAAAAGTTTTTTTATTTGTCAAGTTTTTTTAAAACTTTTTTTTATTTTCTTATTTTACCTAGGAAATCCTTAGTATTATTAATACCTATAGCGTTTACTATTTGTCTTAAAAAAGTTTGTCTACTTTCAGTATTACTTTCTTTATACTGATTTATAAGATTAACAACTTCTTGCTCTTTATCTCTAGATAATTTTGTTTTATAATCAGCAACATCTAATATACTCATGTAATAGTAACCATCAATTAATTCAGCACTATCTAAAATTTCATTTGTTGACCTAACTCTTACATCAGCATATGAACCTCCAGCTTTTGATGGGTCCCAAATAGTAAAAGCTTCAATTGAACCGTCTGATGTTGGTCTATATATACCACCATTTTTTAATTCTTCCTGTAGTCCAGCATTTATCCAAAGTTGCTCATCTGGTATCACTATATCTAAATCACCAATAGTACCACTTAATCCAAATGCGTCTCTTAATTTGGGGTACAAATACAATCTAGCTGACCCACCAATGAAGTACGATTTATTATTGGGTACTATACCAAATTTTTTAAAAATTAATTCATCAGCTCTACTTAATAATGTATTTAAACCACTAGTGTCAACTTCATTTACTAAATCCTCACTTACGTTTTTCCAAAATTCTTTTAAAAAAAATTCGTTTATATAAATCTCACTTAATCTCATATTCTTTTAATCTATCAATTACTTCTTTATTATATTGACATTCAATTGTCAATTTTTTAAATGATAGAAACATACTTAATGGTCTTGGTCCATTTAGAAATAAGAAATTATAAGCTGACCATTCACTAGTCACATAATAACTTTTTCTATTTTCCATTATATCCAATAAACACATTGGGTGTTTATTGACATATTTCCAATCATATTTGTAACAAAGTTTAGATAAATTTTTCATAAATAATCTAAACTCAATAATTCTAGTGATTAATGTTACTAGAACAAACCCTAAAAGTGTAATTACTATCATATTATAAATATTTAAACTTTATCAAATATAATAACTATTTTTGTACTATCCAAATTTATTTGATTATTTTTTTGATTATTTAAACCATAAGCATCACATGATGTTTTTGTTGTTGCACAAGATGCTAGTATTATCGCTAGTAATATTAATTTTTTCATATTAATAAATATGTTGATTATTTTTAAAATAATTAAGTACCTCTGGCGGGACTCGAACCCGCAAGAACTCGGTTTCTAAGACCGTTAGCTGTGCCAATTTACATAAGTCACAGAGGCATATTTTGTACTCCAAAAGGGGCTCGAACCCTCACGCCCTACGGGCAAGGGATTTTAAGTCCCTCGTGTCTACCAATTCCACCATCGGAGCATTTTGCACTTCCTACCCATCCATATCGTATAGTGCTAACCGCTAGTACACCCTGTAGGATTCGAACCTACGACCCTTCGGATGTAAACCGAATGCTCTAACCAACTGAGCTAAAGGTGCATGTGGTAGGTTTAACCCACCTTTATAAATGTTTCATTCTTTATGGATTTACTAATCCATCTGTTAAGCTCGGAGCCCCTCATTTCACTGTAGAAAGTAGTTGTTCCAAGGTCTTCAGACAATGTTGTAAACACATCTGACTCCTTAACTTCTGCACCAACTTCTAAAGTTGATACATGATATCTAACCTTTACATCAACTGTTGAAATTGGAAACTCGTATATATCACCAAACACTTCAATGTTGTAATACAAGTTACCAGCAATATAGTGACTAAACTTAGCCATTGCTTTTGACTTAAATAAGTCTTTTTTTATTTCAGTTTCATTAAACATAACCATTTTTTTTTCTTCGTTTAAAGAGTAACTTTATAGTATTTAAACTAATCTTATTATTTTTATCAGCTCTAACATGTCTAAAATTTTCATATGACCCTTTATATGTTCCCGTTAATACTACTTTCCCCTCATTATCTTTTCTTTCCATAATCTATCTTTTTGAGCTGGGAGAGGGATTTGAACCCCCGTATGTGGATTTGCAATCCACTGCCTAAAGCCACTCGACCATCCCAGCATTAAACAAAAAACCCGAAGTGACTAATCGCTTCGGGTTGTGAATATTGTTTATTTATTATTAAACTATCAACACAGCCCAAAACTGACTACCACTAAAAGTAGACATAAGTTAAGCACCAAAATGTTGTTAATTGTTTTCATCGTATTAATTTTTTAATCGTTTTAATTAAATATATGCAAATATACTAAAAGTTTTTTAATTTGTCAAGTTTTTATGTAAAAATATTTTTTTTATTTACAATTTAATCAAATTTGATTATAATTTACCCGATGGATAAGGTATATTTACTAGCAAATGAAGAATGGACACAATTTAAAATTGGTGTCACAAAAAACGTAACTAATAAACGAAAAAGTGATTTACAAACTGGTAATGGTTCTGAAATAATTATTGTTAATACTTTTGAAACTAGATTTTCAAACAAAGTTGAGAAGTGGTTACATAGAAAATATAATTCAAAGCGATTAGTTGGTGAATGGTTTGCGCTTAATGACAATGATATTACTAATTTCATATCTGATTGTCAAAAAGCGCATGATACATTCCAATGTTTAATCGATAGTGAGAATCCTTTTATTTAAGAATCGAATCTAACTTCTAAAGTTGTATAATCTTGTTTTATATTATAGAATTCTTTTCTAATATAAATTAATAAAGCATTTACCAAACCTTGGTCAACCTTTTTAGGTAAATCTGAATTATCAAATATACTATCCATTTCTTCAATAGCCTGGTCAGCCATTGCTATTAAATTTTCCAAATCAACTTCACCACGTCTAATTGCAAGTAACTCTTGAGCATCTTCTCTACGAACATTAATACCTTCACCTCTACCAATCTCTTGGGCCATTCTAATAAGTCGGATACAATGCATCATATTCTTACCATCGATGCGTTGACCATGTTCTTGCGTTTCAACATAACGAGTATCATTACGGTTTTCCAACCATTCTTGGTATTCTCTATAATCTTTGCAGTGCACAGTGTAACCGTCTTTGTTGTAGATAATATTACAAATAGGTGTTTCACCTTTTGGTATGCTTGAAAGACGTAGTTGGTTGGATTCAGCCGCATTTGTACCTTCACCAGACTTGACTAAACCTTTATAACCAAATCCTAATGGCAAATTGTTCTTAGTTCTATTTTGTTTTGCAGACTCCCTTACATTTTCAGGAATTGATTCACTAAAACACAAAGTTGCTAACATATCAAAGTAAACAGCATAAACGTCTCTTGCATTTGGAACATTTACAACCCCAATAAATTTTTCTTCGTAGTTGTAATCCTCGTTCCAAACTTTCCATGGAATAGATTTTTCACCTTCAATAACATAACAGAAATCCAATACATCTTTACGAGTCACTTTGTCTTTCTCCCAGTTTTGTTTCTTATCAAGACCTTTCGCCTTCTTGATTTGTTGTCTAGCGTAGCCACCGAATGAATCCTTACAAATCTTTGTAATAAACTCATCCTTATGCGCAATTATAACATCAAACAATGGATGTTTAGATACAATGCAATCTTCAGGGCTATTAAGTAATTCTAAAACTGTTGGGTTATTGCTACCCATTAGTTCTAGGAAACGTCTAATTTCCCACCCAACGTAATCTTTATTTACGTTTATTTGTTCAACATACCCAGTACCTAAGATATAATCTTGTGGTAGTATATATACAAATTTTTTGTCTATATCAGATGTTGGTGTCTGCGTTCCATACGCTTGTGACCCAACTATTGTTTCAAATAGGATTAACCCATTTTCAACTAAAAATTCATGCGTTATTTGTTTCATAATTCTTTTTTAAATTTAAATTACTAATGAGTATTTGTTGAACGTACAATATTTTCATGTTCATCATCACCACCAAACCTTACTTCGATATAATCACAGTAATTATCTTGCTCTGAATCCAACCACTTACAGAATTGTTCTCTGGCTATATCACCATTTTTAGAAGTGTCCCAACCCTCTTTACTACCATCTGGTGCAATAAAGAAAGAAGATTGTCCATTGGTTAAACCAGATATAATTTCACCAATTAATTTACTACCATGACGCTCAATAAGCTCACCGCTAAATTGCTCTTCAAATATTTCAATAGCTTTATTTCGTGCCTCTAGTACTTTATCTCCTTGCCACCCAGTAACTATAATCGCATTATGTTTAATATACCCCATTTTAATTTACTTTTTTACAAATATACTAATAATTCTTTAATATACCAAAAATTTTGCAAATATAATATAAAAAAAATCAAAATAAATAGTATTTAGTATTATTAAAAAATATTTATAATAAAAGACTATTATGGTGTGGTATAAAAAAGTTAGTAACTGGATAACGGGGTTATTTAAAGATGAAAAGGGTAGTCCTTCATCAAAAAGATTTATTGGTATTATATGTGGTTTATCTTTATGTGTTTCATTATTTATAAACCAATATACAGGTCATAAACCATCTGATGCCTTGGTTGATTCTGTTGCACTATTAGCATTTGGTTGTTTAGGTTTATCTTCAGTCGATAAAATATGGGCTAAAAGAGATGGTAAAGTAGAAGAAAATAATTAATTATTTTTTTCAGAAGCATATTTAACACCCATTATTGTCCCCACAATACTAAATGCGTTGGTTAATAATATACCAACGATATTACTCCATGTTGAGCCTACAATTGCTGTATCTCTATTTGTAAGTAAAGAAATAATAAAGACACCTGTGGTTATAATACCTACGCTGATAATAATCCATAGTGCAACTTTAACAATTGACCCTATCAATTCAAATTGTGACTTCTTCTGTAATAATTCTAAATCATTTTCAACTGAAGCTCTAGCATTTTCAGCTTCACGTCTAGCTATTTCAGATTCTTCTCTGGCATTTTCAGCTTCTATTTTTAAATGTTCAGCTTCAAATCTAGCTGATTCAGCTTCATTTTTAGCACATTCATTTTCTTTTAAACTATGAATTAATTCTTCTTGTATTCGAATATTCTCTTCCTTCCAGGTAATTAATTCATTATTTTGTTTTTGAATTTGTTTTGTGATTTCCAACCTTTTTTTTCGGGTTGTCATATCTTTGTCAACACAACTTTTGATATATTTTTCAAATAGTTCATCACCATCAGTATCAATAACTTTAAGAATATTACCCTCAAGTGAAATCTTTTTAGTTTTATGTAACTGAATTAATAAATCTTTAGTCTTGTTGTCAACTTTAATCATTTATATACTTTAAATTTGTTCGTTCTATTCTTATAACCATCATAATCATTTCTAAATTCTTCCAATCTAGGTTCTATTTCATCAGATTTAATAATCCAGAATTGAGCACCAGCTTGTAACGCTTTTGATTGTTCTTCAGCTTCATCACTTGATGATATTATTCCTATTACAACATGATTACCATATTCGAAGTTTATTTTTCTAACTAATTCAATACCATCAAATGATGAACCAATTATATTTAAATCTACAAATACGCATTCTGGTTTGTCATGGATATTATTAGTGTCAAACCATTCTTTAAATAGCTTTTCAGCTTCATCTGCACTAGTCAGACTTTCTAATGATAATGTGATATCTAATAAGCTGCAAGCATCTTCAAATACTAAATGGAATAAATCTTCATCGTCCACTAATAAAATTGAGTTAATCATAATTGTTTTTTTTATTTAATTTTTATTTTTGTCCCTTGTGACATTTTTTCTACTGTTATACTAAACCCATGTTCTTTAAGAATTGCTTTACAGATGTTTAAACCTAAACCTGTACCAGTTTCTTTTTGACCTTCTTTTCTTACATACGGTTTTGATAACTCATCAAATTCCTTTTGTGTAATACCTCTACCATTGTCCTCAACACAAATATAACCATCTTCTAAGTATATTTTAATAAATCTACTCGGACTGTCATTATATTTTAAACCATTTCTTATTAGGTTATCTATTGCTGTACAAAATAATGCTTCATTAACTTCAATTGTGGGTAAATTATTATCCAGTAAAACTTGTGATTTATATGCTGTTGCTGATAAGTAATCTTGGAGGATGTCTTTGATATTGTATTCACCCTTATTTAAGGTTGAGTCTTTTTTAACTAGGTTTGTGAATTCATATACACCTTTATAAACTTTTTGTGTATGCTTTAGTCCCTCTTTAATCATTTTAAGTGGTGCCTCAATTTTAAGGTTATTAATATCTTCTTGTGTTAATCTCCTTTCTAATGAAGAAAGACCTCTGGGCATATAAGTATTAATACCAGAATGCATATCATGTCTTAAAATTTTAGCAGCATGTTCTAGATATGTGTTTTTCTTTTCAATTTCTTCAGATTGTAAAATTTTATCTGTAACATCAATGGCAATTTTCATAATTTTAACCACCTTTCCATTATCATCTAGAATTGGGTTATATGTTGCTTGTAGCCAAATTATTTCACCACCATGTTTAATTCTAGAAAATCTAGATGATATAAATTCACCTCTACTAAGTTTAACCCAAAATTCTTTATAATCCTCACTTTTTGAATACTCACTATCAACAAATATACTATGGTGTTTACCGATTAATTCTTCTTGAGAATAACCCATGATATGACAAAAATTATCATTAGCTAATATTATATTACCAAATAAATCAAATTCAATAACCGCATTTGATTGGTTAATAGCATTAATTATATTTTTAATCTCTAATTCATTTTTTTTAACTAATGTAACATCATGCCTAATTGAAATAAAACCCATTAATTTGCCATTAATATCAAATTCAGCTTTTATATAGGTATCAACATAGTAAAAATCACCGTTTTTAGTTTTATTTGTAACAACTGAGTTCCAGATACCCTTGTCAACTATAACAGTCTTATACATGTTTGACCAAAAATTTTTATTATGAATCCCAGAATTAACGATATTATGGTTTTTACCCACAACTTCTTCTAATGACCACCCAGAAACTTCTTCGAATTTTTTATTAACATATGTGATGTTACCTTTAGCATCTGCTTTAGAAATTAAAACTGAACTATCAACAAATTGACTAAAGTCATATAATTCTTTATTTAAGTCATTAATTTTATCTAAAGGGTCTTGCATTTAAAAAATGTGTTTAAAACTTATTTATAACAAAAAATGCGGACATCTATGTTTAATTATAAATAGTCCGCATTAATTCAAATGTTAATAAATTTTAATATTTATTTTATAAATCCATCTTTATATAAAGTATGTAAATAAATTGAGTGCTCTACGCACATTTCTTTAGCTTTCATAACGCCAATTTCAAAATCGTCTGTTGTATAATCAACAGCTCTACCAATCGACATGTGTAATCCAAAATAAGGTTTACCTAACCCCAATTCTGAACGTATCATTTGTAATTCTTCTCTATCCTCATGTGGAATATTAAACCACCAGTGATAATCACTATTTGGTTCAGAAGAATCAGTTTTTGGTGATAGGTCTATTATAACCTCAATTTTTTTACCATTCCATTTAGTTTTTATTTCTTCCCATTTACCATTCATATCTGAAGCTCTATCATTTATGAATGTTATATGAGCACCTCTTAATGGTTTATGCAACTTTAAATTATATCGCTTCTTAAGAAACCACATATAGTATTCGCAAACATCACCAGGTATAACAACCATAGCTACTTTCTTCCAAGAAGATTGTTTGCTGTGTTTTAAAGTCTTATCTTCTGGGTCAAAAACTATTTTACCAGTTAACTTAACAGTATTAGTTTGCCAATTTGAATTTTGGTAAGAATTCTCTAAGGAATGCATTTTTTGGTCCACCGATTTTTTCAACCCATTTTTCATAATTAATTGCGTTTCTTTTTTCTAATTCTTCTATTTTTTTATCACTAGGTCTTGTTCTAGAATATGGTAGCACTTCTTTCTCAAAGTTTGGATAAGTTTCTTTATTAAACACTCTCTCATCAACCAAGAACACAACAGCTGTTAATGTGTCATTTAAATCTGGTTCATAAAATTCTGAAAATAACACACCGTTCTCATATAACGTATCTCTACTTTTTTGTAAGGAACCATACCATCTATCATCCTTTGAATTATTCGTTGTTCCACCATTTAATATAATAAATGTCTTATCTTGTTTTCTCCATTTATTAAACCCAATCTGATTTGATTTTAACAATGCTTCACCAAAGTTAATACTACGACAAATATGATTACCATCAAACATCAAATTATTATATTCTTGAACAGCATGTCCATATTGAATCGCTGATTGTATAGAACTAATATTATATGGTACTAAACCATACATTCTATATTCCAAATACGATTCACCTTTTCTAGGTTGTGAATTTGGTTTTACAGTGCATGATGTAATCATTTGTAAAAACTCAACCCTACCAACAAAATACATTTCAAAAAAATGTCTTTCTTTTGACCCATAGAATTCTTCTGGCCACTCATTTAAATCAAGTGGTCTTATGTTATATTCAACACACCATTCATATGGTGTTTTAGTTTCTTCTACGTTTTTCATATAAAATTTTAATTATCAAAGCCAACCCAATTGTTGCCAATATTATAAATAAATAATAAAGTAATTTAAGTGTTATAACCACACATATAAAACTTAAAATTATTAGTAATCCCCAGTAAAACCCTTTTTTTAATCTATCAAACATACTTTTTTATTTTCTTCCAAAATCAGCTGGAATTTCACCCCATTCTTTAGTCAACCATTTATTAATTTTAATATCTTTGGTCTTTAAAAATTTACAAGCTTTATCCATCCTCCCAATTATATCACCAGCAGCTGATGATTTGTGTTTTTTATCCCTAACCCAAGCAATGGCAGTTACACTGTCTGACCAAATGTTTGGTTCAATCCCCTTTTTATCACAATAATGAATTGCATGACATATTGCTAAAAATTCAGCAACATTGTTGGTTCCAGGTCCCAAATGTTCTTCAAATATGATTTGACCCGTTTCCAAGTCAACACCACGATAAAAACATGGACCTGGATTACCTACAGTACCACCGTCAACACATATACCACTTGTTGGTTTAGAATTGTCTTGTGTCATCTACAAATAAATTAGGGTTAGCTTCAATCCAATCTATAATTGGTTTTTGAAACATCGCTCGAAAACCATGCATGTATAATACATCAGCAACAATGTGGAATTCTTCACCCATTGTGAATGTTAGTGGTTGTGGAACACCATTAAGTGTTACTTCCATAGCTTTCTTTAATCTGAAAACTTTATTCGAATATTTTACTCTGCTCATAATCCTACTAATTCATTTAATTTTATTAAAAACATTTCTCTCGTTTTAGTTGAAATGTATTTATTTATTTCTTTGGGTTCAAGATTATTCTCAATCATGGTATCCATTTCTTCTTTGATAACATCATTTACAACCCATCTAATTACGTCACCCATTTTCTTAACATCTAATGGTTCTTCATTAGGGAATACGTTTTCGATTGCTTGGTTAACACGACTTTCGGTAACCGAATATTCTACAAACTCTTTAATTGAGTTTAATTTTTCAACATCAACAGTTGCTAAGGTTTTAACTTTAGAGGAGCTATGTAATTCACCCTTCACCTTGAACCTATGTACAACATTTTGAAATTCACAAGACCAAACGATACCTTCACCAATCCCTGAGAAGCCAAATGCTTTCGCTACAGGACATTCTTCCTCAACTGCAATAGTCAACTCGGATAATTGATTTTGAATCAACTGAGGCATGTTAAAATCGATATCAATTGAATACGTTTCATAATCATCGATATTGTAAATTTTAACCTCTGGTGCTCTCAAGTATGTTGAATCAACCCAATAAGCTGGATTAGCTTTTAATTCTTCTTCAGTTTCAGTATGTGGTGTAATTTTAACACCAAATATGAAGAATGATTTAGGTAAGTTGGAAATACCAACACCTTTTTGAATATTACCACCAGCCCATTCACCATAAATACTAATAGTATTATTGTTTCTATTAATATTTTCTTTTTCAGCAACATGTAACATTAAACCATAAAAAATATCCTTATTTGATTCCACAAAGAATGCAAATCCAGCGTTATCTTTTTCTGGTGTGATGATATTCTCACGAGATTGTGCCCACAAATCATCTTGACTATTATAAGAAACACCAGCATTAGTACCATGTAATTTTATAGTACCTTTAAAGGTTAATACTGGTTTAGGTAAATTTGGGTCATAAATCGCCTCACCATTTTCATCTAAACCAACAAAATTGTATCGTCTATTAACATTAGAAACAACAGTTCTAAATTGTTCAATAGACGGAAATTTAATCATTTTTTTCATATTTTTAAAATTAATTTAAACCTTTTGCCATATTTTCAATTGCCATTATTGATTCCAAAGAATCGCACGTATCTTTATCGTCACGTAGTTGTTTGAACACTGGGTGTAGCAACGCATAGTTACCATTTGAGTCATGTGATAATCCAGAACATTTAACTTCAATAATTGTCCCCATCAAAGATTCTTGGTTTTCTGTGATATGTTGCATCAAGCTCTCATTCATACCAGTTGGTCTCGTAAATAATTTACCATCAGCTGATTCAGCATTTACAGATGAGATTACATGCTCATTTTTACCTGTTCCATAGTTAAAACCAACAATACGTAAATCAACATCCATTTCCAACTTCATTTTTATTTGCCAATTTGGTTTACCATCTTTCCATGTACCCTTTATATCTTTAAGAATAGTACCCTCTTGACCAGTAGCTAGTATATCTTGGAAATGTGACATAGCTTCATCATATGTGTAAACCATAACCGCATCAACTATTGAAACCATAGATAACCCTTTAGTGTTAATTAAAATGCCAGCTTTATTAGCTCGGTTCAAATAAGGTACATCTGATTTTTTATCGAAATATTCATCAACAGTAATTGTATCCCAAATAGTGTATCTAATCGAGTTCAAAGCTGTTTCAAAGTTACCATGTTTTTCCTCAAAAGCTGCTAATTTTTTACCATTTTCGACTTCTGTTCTAGAATCTCTCTTACCACAAATATCAATAAGTGATGCAATGATACCATTAGATTCATAACGAGATACATTATCTATAGTTAACTCACCATTAAATACACAATCATCCAAAGATGATAATTCATCGATAAATTTAGCTCCAGTAACAATTGTTGGTTCGCCTTGACGACTTTCTAATTCAACTTCACCACCACGAATGATTGCATTACAATAACGACCATCCATTTTAATTTGTGACACACCAACACCACCATTTTCGAATATTTTACGAGCTTTCTTTTCATCAAAAGATACTGCACCCATATAAGGTGTATCTTCAATAAGTCCCTTGATTACTTTATTCATGTTTGAAGTACCCATACCGATTTTACAATCTTTCTCAATAATTCGTTCGATGATATAAGCATTGTCAGAATCCACACTAGCCAACAAATCACGCAAGAAGTTAAGTGCATCACCACCAGTTACATGTCTATCAATTATGTGTTGTAACTCACTAACTGCAAAATCTAATGAATTATTTTGGTTAGCATTCCTAGTATATGTTGGGAGTTGTTTAATATAAAACTTAATTCGTTTTGAATTAGCCAAATATAATACACGTTTCAATAATTCGTTGTCAGCGTATTTTCCTAAAATAACCATCTTTTGGTTAGTGCTACTCTCAGCAGCGATTTCATCAAAAATTTGTTTAATATTCATAGCTTATTTTTTTACTGGTGGGTGATACATTTCTCTCATTTTTCTAATTATGAGAATGACATAAGCATCATGTTCAGGTGAATTAATAGATGAATATAATGATTCTTTAATTTGAGTCCAATTATCATCATCCTCGTCTATAATTTCCATTTTAGCCTTTTCTTCAGCAGCTTTTCTAATTGCTTCAGTACCTTCTCTCATAGCAGCTTCAGCTCTTTCATTTTTCCAATCTTCACTCATAATTATACAGTTTCTAATTTATTAATACCTAATAAAGTATCTAAGTGCTCCCACATTCTTTTACCATCAGACGGTGTATTCAAATATAGGGCACCTTTGAATTCTTGGTATTCTTTTGCATACATATCAATCTTACCACCATGTTCAATGTTGGCAATTCTATCAGCCAATTTAAGAATAATTGCATCAGGGTTAGCAGATGTTTTAGGCAATGTTTTAACTTTTTTCTCTTTTCTAGTTCTACCTTGCTCATCAGTTACATCATAAACCATCTCAGCAACCTCAATACCAAAATGCTTTTTGATATCGTTGTATGATATACCATCATCCTCTATGCTATCATGCAAATAGCCAGCAACAATATACTTTCCAGAGAAGCCAAATCTTTTTAAGACATCAACAACATCATCTAAGTGTTTTTCATAAGGAAAAATTTCATCATATGATTGATTAGAGTGTGCTTTAACCCCAACCATTCTAGCTTCTTTGTAAGTTTTTTCTGTATAGTTCATATTTAATAATTTGTTTGCATTTTATGAATAATTAATTCACCTTCTTTATCATTTCTAACATCTAATTTTAGATAAGGTCTGTCAAATTGTAAATCATGGTCATATTCGTCAATAACATTTGTATAAAAATCATCGTGACCCATAAGTATTGGTCTACGTCTTCCTTTACCTAAAACACCTTTTTTAGTTAGAAATAAGTTTTCTTCAATAAGTGTTGATAATCTATCTTCTAGATTAAGTATATCATTAGCAAATCTTGTCCTTAGATTTGTGAATTCTTCTTCGGTTGGTGCTGCTTCATGTAGTTCTCCCTTTCCACCACTTGTTCTATGGTTATCCACATAATTTTCTCTATTATATGGAATGTTATTAACTTCATTCACTAAAGCCTCTAAATCATATCTTACTGTTATCCCTAATACATTAATTGTTTTCATATTACAAATATACGAATAATATTTCAATTTCACAAATAAAATAATAAAATATTTTATTTTTTATTAAACCAAAAGATATTTATTAATAAATCTATCAAAACGTGAAAGTAAAATATATAATTAACAATTCTGATGAAGTATTAATTGGTCAAACAATAAACGGAAGTTTATCTATTACAAATAACGTAACTGGTAAAACTGTTTATTCAGAATACTTTATTGGTGATGGTTCTCAATTGGGTGGGGTAGTTGGTTTAACTTATACTGAAATGGGTTTTACCATAACATCACCAGCACCATCAACTATAAATCAAAATGTAGTTTTACCTTATAATTCAACAGTAACATACCCAACACCATTAACTATTGGTAGTGGTTTTAGTGTAGTGGTTTCAAGTGGAACTACTTTAACAATAATTTAAAATTTAAAATTAAAAAAAATGAGTCAAATAAACGTAGACATTATCACACCAAATGTGACAACAAATTTAACATTAACAGCTCCTGTTCAACAGGGGAACACAACCGCTAGTGGTGTTGATTCATCATCATGGGGTAAAAGTACATCCGCAATCGGAGATTCCTCTCATGCTGAAGGTAGTCAAACAACCGCAACTGGTGATGCATCGCATACTGAGGGTAGTTATACAGCTGCTAGTGGTGCTGATTCACACGCTGAAGGTGAAAGTACAACGGCTAGTGGTAGTGCATCACACGCTGAAGGTTATTTATCAATAGCTAGTGGTAATTATTCACATGCTGAAGGTAGAGCTACAACTGCTAGTAAGTTGTATTCGCATGCTGAAGGTTATTTATCAATTGCTAGTGGTAACACATCACATGCTGAAGGTAGTAGTACAAGAGCTGGTGGTGATTCATCACATGCTGAAGGTAAAGGTGCAATAGCTAATGGTGGTAGTTCGCATGCTGAAGGATTTGTTACAAGTGCACTTGGTGATAATTCTCATGCTGAAGGTAGATTAACATACGCTGGTGGTGATAATTCACATGCTGAAGGTGATACAACATATGCTATTTTTGCTAACTCACATGCTGAAGGTTATGCTACAACTGCTGAAGGTGAGGCATCACACGCTGAAGGATATGAAACAATAGCAAGTGGTATTAATTCACACGCTGAAGGTAGTAGAGCAATAGCAAGTGGTGCTAATTCACATGCTGAAGGTAATGGTAGTGATGCTATTGGTCTTGCGTCACACGCTGAAGGTCAACAAACAACGGCTAGTGGTGACTATTCACATAGTGAGGGTAATTTAACAATAGCTAGTGGTAGTTTTTCACATGCTGGCGGTACAAATTCAACTGCTAGTGGTCTTTCATCATTTGTACATTCATATAGTTCAACAGTTAGTGGTGCTAGAAGTGCAATTATCGGTGGTGCTGGTATTATTGGTACAGCGGATGATACAGTTTATGTTCCAAGTCTTGAAACTAACGTGGTTGGTGAAGGTGTAATAATGAAAAGTCCAAATGGAACTAGATATAAAGTAACTGTTAGTGATGCTGGTGTATTAACTGTAGTTGCAGCTTAAACGTAATAAAAATAAATTAATAAAAACCACAGTTTTCTGTGGTTTTTTTTTGTTTAATACTTTTTATTCTTTATATCTAAGTTTATTGAGTAAAATTGTTGTTGATGATTCAGGTAACATACTTTCACCACCACGTAAACTTAGTACTTTTTCACCATTGGTGATGAACATCATTTGACCTTCTAACCCTTTAGTAGTTTTAACCAAAGTATCTCGATTACCATTTATAAGTATTAACTTATGTTTCTGTATTAGCTCAGCTAATTCTGTATAAAATTCTCTTGTCATAATTATAACATTTTATATAATGACTTATCGTCATAGTTTAACATATATTCATTTACTGATGGTATTTTACCATCAACTAATCCAAAGCACATTCCTGTGAAAGGTTTTAAATCATATTTATCACATAACTCAAATACCTTAGCAGCATATCTCTTTTTTTCAGATGCTATTATACTATTAGGTTTATGCAACTTTAATTCTTCCCACAAAAACTTTAATCTATTAACCAAATCATCATAACCTTCTTTTAATCTCAATAATTCATCTTTTCTATCTGGGAAAGTTGAAATGAATTCTTCAATTTCATTGGTTTTAACAATCACCATAATATTGTGTTCAGCAGTTTTACCTTTTAAGTGGTGAACGGCCAGGTAGGCTGGATTTTTGATTTTAACTCTATTGTCATCAGCATCTCTAACCACATAGCCTTCTTCAGACCATGGCATGTTTTCAAATGTCTTGATTAATGTACCAGCATTCTTAGCATTTAAATCATAAGATTTAACCAATGGTATTCCTAATGATACCGAAACCATAAATAAATCATTGTATGGTATTTCTTTTAATGTTAATCTATTTCTAACAGCCAATAATTTAGATGATGATTCACCATGTGGTGTTACAACAATATTATATGGTGTTGTTAATTCAAAAACATATACATGGTCCTTATCTAATAGACAAGTGTTAAATGAATACTTTGAAATAACAGTGTCCCAAAATAATTCATTAAATGTTGTCCCGTATTTGTTATTAACTTCCCCTTCACCTTCAGCAGTACCCGTAGTTGCCGCAAACCAAATTTCTTTATGCCAATCCCAATAAACTTGAATCATTGTACCATCTTCTTTATTAAGAACATGTGCGGTATCCCAGTTTATTTTAGCCGCATGACCTTCAGCATTATTAAAAAACTTTCTAAATGCTAATGATATAACTTTTAAAGTATCTTTCTCAAGGATAAGACCTCTACAATCCTTAACTTCTTCTAAGGACATATTAGACTCTATTTGATTGTATTTTAAAAGTATTTTGTGTTCATACTCTTTCACTATCAATTTAAACTCTGAAACAGCTTTATTAAGCCCATTTTTATTTATGTATTCTACTATTGCTAACATACTTTAATTATTTATTGACAAATATACATAAAAAAAAGGTAACCACCAAATGATTACCTTTTTATTTTTACTTTATTTTTAATTATCTATAAATTCTTTCAGTTGTACCATCAGTATAGTGAACAATTAAGTTACCTTTAACATCATCATTTACAATTTGACCTAATAAATTCGTAAAGTATAAGACTTCTTTTGTTTTACCAAGATTGTTAAGGCTTATTGTCTTAAAAGTTTCTGATTGACCGTCAATATCTACCTGGGTTAATCTATAATAATTAATTGCTGCTTCATAAGTGAAGTCTCTGAAACTATAATCAATTTTAGATGTGGAATTACCAGCGCCGTTCTGATTGTTGACTACAGACCAATTAAACCCGTCTGTGGAACGTTCTACTAAATAATAATCATTATTATGTTCAGTTGCACTTGACCAGGTTAATAAATTATAAGTATTTTGGTTAGTAGCATCAAAATTAATCAATTCAATAGGTAATGAATATACTCGAATCAATTCAAAATTATCAAACCACCATTCTTCACCATCTGAATTAACCCTTGAAGGAATTTCGAATCTTAATTGGGTTACCCCTATGGGTAATGTTAATTCTATGATAGAGTAACCATCACCCGTTGATGTTCTATCCCCACCAGCAATTGGTGAATATATTGTCATTAACCCATTAGCGATTTTAGATGCAATAGCATTAGTGTTATAATTCCATAAAGTACCACCGCTGCCATTTGGATTAATACCCGTTATTCTCATTTCAGTTTTCCATGAAGTCCCATTATTTGAACTATATCGAACATCAAAATAATCAGGCGAATCAGTACCAGCAGTTATTGCAGTAGGGTTATTGATTTTATAGGACCCAGCTCTAAATTTAAACATGTAGGTTGATGTAGAACTTAAACCTGTTATATTGGTTAGGCTATATGTTCCAGATTCAACATTAGAACCCCCATTACCTGAACCAATTAATGCAGCGCTAGATGTTGATGAAACAAACACATTTGTAGAATACCAACAAGGTCCACATCCAACGCCCCATCCACCTGACCAATTCCCAGTCTCAATATAATTATACGCTATTAATGTTTGACCATATGATAATGTATTTAATAATAAAAATAATGATAATAATAATCTTTTCATAAGTTTGTGTTTTATCATAAATATAACACAAATTCATAAAAAAATAAATACTATTTATTTCTATCTTTTAAGATTTTTATTAATTTTTCAAGTTCTGAAAAACTTAAATCACCAAGTAATCCCATTATTTCACTTTCTTCCATCATTTTCTTAGCAGCTATCATACTGCACATTTCAGAAAATATATGCATATCATTTTCATCATATATTAATGAGCTAATAAAGATTATAAAATTACCAATAGTGCTAATTACATAATCTTGTTTATCTTCACCTTCCATTATCAAGGCTTCACCTATCTTTAGTAGTTTAATAGATAACTCATCATATCTTTCCATATTATCTTCCATCGATTCTTTTTTGTAAAAATATGAGTTTTTTTATTAATCGACAACAAACCAATCAGGTTTTTTTCTATTTTTCCAGTCAGCTAAGCTTTTTTTATGTGTCATATAGTATAATCTATATGAATCAACGACTGAATCGATTTTACAATCATCTGGCATGGCCATAGCAAAGTTTGTTATATCACCATTGGTTGGTATATTTGGTGTGTTTATCAGGCACCATTCAATAACATCCTGAGATTTGTGTCTTTTACCATAACGATATGTATATTCCTCACATAATGACATACCCAAATCACACAACCAAATATAATTTTCAATACACTCCCTGGTCCAAATTGAACATGGGTGATTTTTATGTGATAACTTATACGGTATTAGATATTGGCTATCAGTTACATGATGAACACCGCATAATAATTGAGCCGTTTCCAATATCATCTTAACTACATGTTTATTATTGTGCATTTGCGCAGCAACTTGTGGATTTTCATCTAGAACAAAAATATTCATATTTATTTTTTTATTTCAGTAACTTTTCCAATAACGTTGAATGGTTTTATTTTTCTCCATTCAGTAATATCATTACTCATAACAGCTTTACCACCATTTGGGTTAACAGCTATTGTGATGTGTGGTGTTGCATTTTTAGTTGGGTAACCCTCAACTTTAACAGCCATAGCCATATCAGATAACCCCAATTCCGTAACTTTAAGTGTTATATCTTTACCTAAATCTTCTTTGTTCGGTACTGGTTTACCAAATACAATTGTCATATGGTGTGTGATTATACTCCAACCATCTGGAATTTCATTTTCAACCCTAGATAATAGTGAACTTCTAGAACCACCATCTAAAACAACAGCAGAATATAATACATCAGATTCTTTATACATATCTTTTGAACCCATAACACTAGCAACACTTAATGGGCCTTGACCAGCGTGACTAGCTATCATTGATTCAATCTTTTCCAATGGAACACCATGAGTATTCCTATCAGCTAATTCTTGTGCTGATAACCCACCAGTACCAATATCAACAAATTGAATGTTTTTATCATCCAATCCCAAATCCAATGCTGATTTAACAGCAACTTTAGATTCGTTTTGTTTAATATTTGTATTATCTAAGATAACTGGTGATGCACCACTTTTTAATGAATTGGTAAGATTGGTAAGATTTGTTGAATGCGCTTTAGATAAAGGACTAAAGTCTTTAGTTGTAATCATCTTTTCGAAGAATTCCCTGTAATCACCTTGAGCTTCAATAACATCATCTGTTGAATGAATAATACCATCAGTACCAGCTAATTCTTTTGCTTTTGTTGATTTACCAGAACCTGGAATTCCCCTCATTACAATAAGTACCTGGTCTGGTCTAGTAATAGTTACACCTAATGAATTTTTAAGCGTACCTTCTCTTAATATAGATTTAATTTTATCTTTCATATCACAAAGATATAAAATATATTTAAATATAACAAATTTTACGAATAATAACTTGAATAAACGTTATGTGTTAACCCATAATCAATCAATACGATTTTATCTTGCCCATCTCTTTTGACAATTCCATAAGAATTTAACCTTTCTAAATCACCTGTTGGTACTGCGTAATTACCTATAAAAGAAAACATTTCATACATGAATTCATTTTCCCACATATCATCAGCTAATTCTTTATCCATATCATATTTAAAACCTTTTGAATTACCAGAATCAATACCATAATTATGAATACCTACTTGGTAATCTTCAAAACTATAACCAATTATTCTTTTAAAATCAGATTTTTTAACTTTAGTGGCTAATTCCATTTCCACCCAAAAACTATTTTCCTCATCATAATCAAATATTTGTGCTACTATATCTGAAATATCATTATATTGACCATATTCAATTTCAACTTCGTTTTGAGCAATTCCTTTTTTGTTTTTAGCCAATTTAAGTACTTTGATGTTGTCAATAATATAAACAATACGAGATGACCCAGAAGCAATTTTCTTAAGGTGTTCTTCACAATATCTAACCCTTTCAGCAAATTTAGTAAGTGTTTTAAAGTGTTCTATGTCAAATGTTGATGGGTAATCCTCATCAACCATCATATTTTCAATTATATTTAAAGTAATTGATTCTGTCAACTTTTGTTTAATAAAATCTTTCATTGTACTATTTTATAATAAATACCTATTAAGAATGTAAAATACTTTTTAAACTTATTTTTTAGGTTTTGTTTTTAACTTAATAAGTTTCTTTTTTGCTATTGGTTTCTTTTTAACTTTTTTCTTAATTTTAGCTTTTCTAGTGAAACCACCAATACCACCAACCTTAAGATTCATGCATTTACCATTCTTAACTTTAGATAATGTAACAATAGCTCTTTCCCTCTCAGCTAATAATTCTCGACTTTCAACTATTTCTAAAATATCAACTCTATGTTTTTCTTTACCATATCTTTTTATTGAAAATTTTATTGCTTTACCAGAACCCATATAACCATCTTCCAGATTATCGGTTGAATGCATACCAATATAATATTTGTTATTAACTAAACATGTTGTTTTGTATATGATATGATATTTTTTTTCATTCAATGGTGTATTCTAATCGTTAAATAAGTTAGTTTTAATTATAAAATTTTCAGCTAATTCCATTATTTTATTTTGAATATCTTCTGGTAACTCATCAAATATTGAATCAATATCAATACTTTGACCATCTAATGTTTCAAATTTGTTTAATTGTTCATAATATCTAATGATATCACCAGAGGTTAGTTTGATTTTTTTAAACCTATCTTTGTTTGGTTGCACTTGTGGTGGTTGTTGTTCTTTACCAGTAACATAAAGAATTTGGTTTGATGTAGCAAAATCCTTTTTTCTCATAATGGTTTTACTTATTAAATCTAACTCACCATTTTCCTTATCCCAACTTATAGTAAACGGGATATTAATATTTGTTGGGTTATTTTTAAATACAGCCTCAAAACCATCTTTATATTTAATTAACTGCTCTTTGTATTGTGAATAAATCTTTTTAAAGATATCCCTAAGTTCTTCAATTGTAATTTCCTTACCATTTCTAACATCATTCACCCTATCCAAAAAATGTTTTGTAAATTCAATATCAACACCAACACTTTTAAATAAATTATCTAATTCAATTTCTAATTTACCAAGCTGAGATGATGTGACGTAATCTTCTCTTAAAAGACTTTCCCTTAATAATTTTTTAATTAATGATTTCATATATTATAAATATCATTAAAAAATTAAAAATTTGACATATTAGTAAATAGCGGAGAGTGTGGGATTCGAACCCACGGACCCCTTTCAGGGCCACGGTTTAGCAAACCGCTCCATTAACCACTCTGGCAACTCTCCGATTGTACCCCTACAGGGATTCTAACCCCGATTAAGCCCTTAGAAGGGGCTGGTCCTATACAGTTGAACGATAGGGGCATATTATGCAGTGACCACGGTAGGATTCGAACCTACAGCCTCCGCAGTCGTAATGCGGTGCGCTATCCAGTTGCGCCACGTAGCCATAATTGTAATATTTTTGATGTGATTAGTGTACCGCCTGTGAGGTTCGAACTCACCTTTCCATCCATATGAGGGATAGTTGTACTCCACTGACTAGCGGCATTTTGGTCGATGTCTAGAATCTTTAACCTCCTTTCTTGGCAAGGTCTCCATCATGGGTTCCGTTGATTGATTCATCTTTATAACCCCATACGGAACAAGCGGGGTAACCAAATTATTTTGCTCTTCAGGAGGGATTCGAACCCCCAACCCATCGGTTAACAACCGATTGCTCTGACCATTATAGCTACCGAAGAATAAAAAAGTTTAGAGGCTTTGGGTTAGACACGCCTCAATATTACATGAGAGACCCCATAGATTGCATAAACTTTGTACAGAAGGTGAGATTCGAACTCACATGTGACCAACTACCCTTTCTACAAGATATAAGCTTGAGGGGATACATCTGCATTTTTATAAGTGGCCAAAACTATGTTTTTTAGTGAGTTTTGGCACCTTATAAATTGTAGGAAACACGGGACTCGAACCCATAACCTCTTCGGTATCAGCGAAGTGCTCTAACCAGTTGAGCTAGCTTCCTATTGTGAGTGGAAGCCATATTACTTCCACTTTGTTTTTCTGTTGTGTTTCCACGTTTTAAATTCTCTCCATTTATGATTTGGTAGATTACGGTGGCTCCAATTCCACCCATAATCCCATATGTTATAACCATAAATGTTCATCCATCGAATACAATTGTATTCTTTAGAAGTTTTTGCTTTGTTCAGTTTTGCTCTGTTAATTTTTTTACTCATAATGTTGTGAGTCTGTGAATAGCAGACCTTACAACATATCAAATACCTTTTTCATAAATTTTATTTTTAGAGGAGAAGGAGAGATTCGAACTCTCGGAACCCTTTCAGGTCCACTGGTTTTCAAGACCAGCACCATAAACCACTCGGACACTTCTCCATTTTTAAATAATAAGGCTACAGCCTTATAATGTTATAATATAAGGCTACAGCCTTATAACCTTATAACGTTATAATATAACCTTATAACCTTATAACGTTATATTAGCACGAGTGGAGAGGTTCGAACTCCCTACGGCAAGGTTTTGGAGGCCCGCCCGCCCCTAGGCTGTCACTCGTGTGTTTTACTTACCAATATGTCAAAGAACCTTTGTTGGTGTCTGACGGGAATTGAACCCGCATGTCGTAAGACCCCTGTTTCACAGACAGGTGTGGCAAACTAATATCCACCTCAGACACAGCTCCCCCACCTGGACTCGAACCAGGGACCCACGCATTAACAGTGCGTTGCTCTAACCAACTGAGCTACAGGGGAATGTTAATTGTGACAAATATTGTTACTTTGCCACCCTTCTTTTCAAATTTAAGATTACCGTTGTAACCCATTTCTTTTGCTTTCGCATTGTATTCGTCATAAATCTTATCGAAGTTCTTTTGGAAGTCTGAGACTTTTACAGTTCCTAATGTTCTTACTAATTTTTCCATAATTTTTATGACATAAAAAAACCCAACTCTATTTCTAGGTCGGGTTTCTGATTTTATTAAATTCTTATTTTTAGAACTCAATGATATCGCTGAACATACCAGACCTAGTTTGTAGACTATTACGTCTCCAATTACTAATCGACATTCTATGTATGTTATTTGTTATCATTGTGTTTTTTTTATTTGTGTATTAATTAAATATATGCAAATATACTAAAAGTTTTTTTATTTGTCAAGTTTTTTTAAAAATATTTTTATTTACCAAGTTTTATACATTGTTAATTCGTACCTACCACTAGGCATTCTGTAGATTGATACACGTATATATCTATTAGCTTCTTTACCTCTTTTATCCAGGATTGGTTCTCCATTCTGTAATAATGGGATATTTGCTGACTTCTCAGTTTCATATGATATTCCACCAGTACCAAAATTAGTCCAAATTGTCTGCTCATCAACTTCAAACCCTAATTGCGCTGCTTTTTGTCTAACAGCATCCAATACTTCACTTAAAGTTTCAAAGTATGTATCATTACCATCTTCATGTAAACTACTCTGAGCACCCTTAACAATAGAATCAGCAAAACTTGGTTTACTAAATTGACTTTCTACATTATCTTCATCGATACCCATTTCACCCATTCTAATACCCCTTGGTTGAGATTCGTCATCTTCAGTTGGGTTAGTAATTGCCTTTACTGAGAATAAATAAATATCACTTAAACGGAAATTTTCATTAAATCGGTCAGCAGCTTTTGCTTCAGCTTCTTCTTCGTTATTAGCTGTTATTTCATAAACCCAACGGTGTTTGTAACCACCATCTTTTTCAGCTTCTTTACCTATAACTTCAACCTTATAAGTGTTTTCACTATTTAATTCTTCTTGGTCAATTTCTGGGTTAATACCGTATTCTTGTTTTCTACTTTCTAAGTCCCAATCTTCATTTTCATTAATTAAACCCTTAGATTGTAGGTATCTTTGTTCAGCTAATATATTAGCTTTTCTAATGTTGTCTTTTTTATCAAATCTTCT